TGATACACTTCTTTTATTTCATTTCCTTCTTCACCCAGAGGAACTTTATATTCTGTAGTGAGATGCTGAGTTGAAAGTGTGCAGAGATTCAGGTACTCACACTCACGCCAGAAGTTAAAACAACTCTCTCCGCGCATAGGGTATATACCTACATCCTCATACATCTTAATGGTTTCTATATCCAGAAGTATTTCCTGAATCCATAGAGCGCGCTGGAGATAAGTCTTAGTGAAGTTTAGAATCTCATACTCTAAGGCCTTTGTTTTATACACCAAGTAGATTACTTCATAAGATGAAAGTTCCGGGAACATTACATCTAGAACAATTGAGTACCCAATCGCCTGAGCTGAATTCTTGTATGATGCAGGATTCAGGGATGTAGATGAAGATGTTTTACACTCCAGAACTACAACCTTACCTGTAGATTTAGATTTCAATACCGCGTCCACATAACCTCGGAGAGTAAATCCACCTGGAAAAGTTACACGAAAACTTAATTCTACCGCTGGATTTGAATCATAATATACAAGTTCGTAGTCTGCAAGAAATCCAGCAACACGTAGAGCTGCAAGTTTTTGCACCGCAATTACTGCAAGCCAAAAAGTTTTTGCGCGCTTCTTATCTTCTGCAAATAAATCCGCGTGCCACCCAAGAAACATATTCCATATAATCTGGTTTTCAGTCTTACCTTCAAAGATTCCCTGTATTCCTTCACCTACAACATGGCCATAAGCGAATGTAATATTCTGTGTTCCATCTACATCTGTATCTTCTGCCTTAGATTGAAGTTTATACAGTTGCATCTTGCGTGGGCAAGAATGTAGAGTTAAGAGAGAAGAGTAGGATAGCTTTTTAATTCTTGGGTCGATTTCTCTGATTTGAGTATCCATGATATCACCTGCCGCTGTACGTTGATTGAGTAACTCTGGATGAAGTCTGCATAAAATGAGAGCATAAACAGTGAGTCTGTAGTAATTGGTTTACGTTTTAAAATTACGTGAAGTACCACTTCTGCAAACTTAGGTAAGATTTCTTTCCTCTCTGGGTAGGGTATCCACTTGTATGCTCCAAGCCACTCAGAGAAGATTTTATATTCCTGGTAATGTATTCCAGATACAATGAACTGATAGAAACACGCAGCTTCCAGAAGTTCCTGTCTATCAGTTAAGGCTTCCACCTGAGGAAATGTATTCATTCTTATCCTCCACCACAGCTGTAAGATACTTCTCAGTCAGGAACTCAATTATGAAATCTACCAGACCTTTAAGTGTAGTAGGTATAGTCAGAGGATCTAATGAGATTAAACCTTCTGAATCTATATCTGCTGCAAGTATTGAATAGAAAACAGTGTTAGGTACATGAGGAGAGATCCCTAACACAAGATCACCATCTAGAAATGCGCCTCGCCATAGAATTGTTGTAGCTTCTGTAGGACTTTCTTGGAGAGTATCCATTATAAATCTCCTACACTCAGAGTCTTTAGTGATTTGGTTTTAGATTTCAAAGTTGCTGATGTAAGCTCAGTTGCTGTCTGCCTCTTTAATCCGTTAACGATTCCACAGATATCTTCTTCGGATAGGAGAGTTACAATCTCAGGATCATCTCGAAGTTGTGTGTGGATTTGACGTAATAGTGAAGGCATGAGGGGATTGGAAGTAAGAAGAGCATCTTGCAAAGCTGCTACCTTCTCACGTAATTGAGTTACATTGTCCATGATATAGACTCTCCCATAGAATTATGTTAAATGTATTTAGAGTTTCTGTTATAGTATTAACTTATTAGTTACAGACAATTACCCCGCCAGTCATACGAGTGCATACTGTATGAGTACCGTCTGGATTTACAATTATAATAGTATCAGCACATACATTAAAAGAAACCACGCAAAGAGCCAAGACTAAAAGTATTGATTTCATTTCGTAAACTCCTTTAATGTAGGAACTATAATAAGTTATGAGAACTACTTGAGACTCCTTACGGGAGTCAATCGGAATAGACTTACGCTGTAAGATTCTACTGTGGGAATAAGGGTAACCACACGTATCTATTCATAGGTAGTTATTAAGTTTAGACAGTTGCACACACCTATTACCAACTGTACCTTCGCATGAAAGGATTCTTTTAGATCTCTTAATCAATTAAAAACTTCTTCTTTAGAATCCAGTTATCTATAAGAAATGAATCCTTACTTCCTACCTTATCTTTATCCCCAACTTTGTGTCTATGAATCTCATGTACAGTTGAGAGTGGAAACCAGTGCTCTGCTGTATTATAAGATATAAGAATTGCTCTTTCAGTTTCAGCTACGATTAAACCAGTAAGAATTGAAACTGCTTTATCTCCTGGGCGCTGAGTGATTGTGTCAAGAGGTATGTCGTGCAATGTATGCAATGTATTATGAGTATCCATGTCACCAATTCCCTGTGTAATTGTTCCATCCGTCTAATTTAATCTTACCTGCATATCCAGAATCTTTTATAGGTGCGAGAGGTTTGCGATCTGAGAGTCTTACGGTTCTAGGTTTACCTGAGGTATTTACTGTATTTGCAGTATATAATGGAATCTGGTCTCTGAATCCCGAAGTCCAAGCAGTTCCAGCAAATAGTAATTTTTTATACGTGGTATAGATACACTGCCTGGAAACATTGAGGTGAGTTGCAAGTTCTGACAGTGTGTATGATCCAGTTGACATGTACTCTTGTAAGTCATCTGGATTAACTGATAGCTGTCTACCCATTTAATTTAATTCCTTATATTGACCTTGGCTTATACCAACTAATCATCCTAGGATCACGAGTTACAAGTCCTGTGGAAGTATCATATATGCAGGATACAAGTTCAGACTCAAAAGATTCTAGTGCAACTGTGGTTGAATCTGTGATGACTATATCAAAATCTTAGTCATGCGGTATGATAAGATAGCTCATATTATAAATCTCCTACACCAAAAGTTTTAACAAGTTTAAAAGTAATTACTGATCCTGACTTCTTGTACTCAATTGTTGCGCGCTTACCTGCTTCTGACATTTCAAAATGAAATGCCAAATCTTCATACTTTCTTTTTGATATAGCCTTGATAATTCTAGGATGTAATGCAGGAGGTGCAGTAATCTTACAGACTGCGTCTCTCTTAAGTGCATCCCAGATTGGCTGATACTTAGATGATATGATTGCCATACAGATAAGTTATAGGTATTTTAGGTGGTGATTGAAATTATCTTAAAGGAAGTTTTCTTTTCCTTGGCTCCCACACAGAACAAAACTGTGAGAGGTTCGGAGGAAATTGTAGTAGCAAGGATGCTTTCACCCTCTAATATATCTGCTGGCTCAATTCCAAGAGATGCGTTTAAACGAGTCATCCTAAGTTTATATACCTGGAGAGCAGACTTGAAATTCTTAAGCGCAATATGTGAATCAAATTCGAGAGTAACAGATTCACCTATAAGAAGATGATCCTCAAAGATTTCTTTTGCATTCATATCTAAAAGTATACTTTCTTATTTTGGGTGAATCTCGCACCTAGGTTTTCCTAGATATAGTTCTACAGTTACTTTCTCGTGAGCAGATGCTTTAGCACATTCAGTATAGAAAGTTTCATACAGTTTGAAGTTATCCTCTACTTCTTGGACTTTAATTTTAAATCCTTGAAGGAAAGCAAAAATAAATGTACTTAATATAAAAGTAGCGAGTGAAATATATAATGTTATAAGTTTCATGTGTATGCGTAATCTCCTTAAGACTGCACCCACTAAAAGATTCAGGGGATGCAGGATTTAAGTAGACTTTACCTTTCGGTATCTAGTTAAATCTTTATCCTATTACAGATTCGCCAGCAACGACGCCTCATCCATCTCCACCAGAGTCTTTGCCTTGTTGTCCAAGAACTCTACGCAGTCCGTATAAGTTTCTGCATTAGGCGAATTCACCAGATACAGAGCCAGTTGATCTTTCAACAGACGCAGAACTGGCTTGTTGGTTTTAACTGCATTGAACTTGTTGAGATAAATCTTAGCTGCATTACCAATAGCTTCCACAGACTTGCCAGTAACTGCTGGCATAACTTCCACGTAATCTTTGGCAAATGCTTCCCACAGTTCTTTGGAGATACCACCACCACGGCGCTCCGCTTTCGGCAGATTTGCAATTGCATCCCACAGAACTTGTGCAAAAGGAAAATTCTCCTGAGAAATATCTTCCTTATCATTAACAATGGAGCGCGCCTGAGATGCAATAACATCTGCTACACAGTCTTGCAGAAGTTCCAAACCTTTACCGCCATCAGTCAGGATTTGAATGATACCTTCAACAGAAGGAACAGGGAGCTTCAATTCAACAGATGCGCGCTTGTTACCGAGCTCATCTTTTTTGAAGTTGAATTTAAAATCTCGTACATCTACATTCTTGTCATAGTTTGCGACAATTGCACTCTGTGCTTGGGTTTCAGTGTTTTGGGTTTCGGTGCTCATGGTATGCTTCCTTTACAGTTTGATTTAATTACAGTGGATACTACTGGTGTATTACTGGATTGGTTTCCCTAGTAACGAAACCATATTGTACGGGAATCTGGGGATTACGTCAAGCGCCCTTTTTGCAGGGTAGATTCAATGTAATCCCCAACTCTCTTAACTTCAAGATGCTGCTGTGAGAGTTTCCAGAGTTTCTACATGTACAGGATTCAGTTCCTCGATCATCATGATTGAATGATCTGCTGACTTGTATACATTGCAGATGTAGATTCCATCTCCTACACGAGTTGCAACTTTGCTTTTGGTAAGAGTAACTTCTACTGGTGCGGCGCCCACTGATGCGATGATGTGAAATTTTGCCATGATGTCTCTCACTTTCATTTAAAGTTATGCTACTTGGTTTGTACTGCTTGGTTTGTGGTGCATTGAATCTTTCTGTGAGATTCTACTTAATTCTTTTAGCCCGTTAGGCCTCTTGCTTATCAAGATATGAAATAAGCGCTACTAAGTCTTTATTCAACTTAGCTATGTCTGCCTTAAGCATATTAGGTTTATGCTCTAAGCTAGAGAGTTTTACAGCTCGCTGCTCATAATTATTAATGAGAGCGTAAATCTCTTCTCTTGTGTAAGATTTAATGTCCTTCCCACACAAGAATGTACGAGTTTCTAGAAAGTTAACATATTCAGTAACAGTATTTAAGTTAGTAGTCATTATGATATCCTCTTCTATAATAGGTTGTGTTTGTTTAGGTAATTTTGATTTATCTAACATACCGCGCTCCACTAGTTTATCTACTTGACATTTTATAGCGTAGGTACTGCGCTTATGGCTAGCTGCAAGAGCTTCTAGAGTAACTCCCCCTAAATTTAATGTGCGAATTAAGGAAATTACTTCCTTCCATAGCCAACTCTGTCCTTGTCGTTCTGGGCCTGACATTTTATTTCCTTTCTATTTTCATTATATCTTATTTTCCAGCTTCCCTTTAAAGAATTCTGCCTTCTCTTCCAATGTATTTCCTTTAATTCTCTGCGATGTAATTCCTTTCGAGAAAGTTTCTGGTTCACATATAACATATAACTCCTCCCTTGCGCGAGTAACTGCGGTATAGAGAAGTTCCCTTTGAATCATGGTTGCATGAGATTGATGGAGAACTAGAAATACCTTTCTCCACTCAGAACCTTGTGACTTATGTACAGTGAGAGCATAAGATAAGATCATTCCATTTAATTCTGAAGCAGTTTCAATGGTATACTCTATATCTGATTCTTCAATTCTCACAGTTATAAGATGAGATGCCTGTTTAACTCTTTCTTCATCTCCTGTAAGTGAAGCAGCTTGGGAAAGGTAGAAGTCTATATCATTTTCATCCACAGTTTCTTCTGTTTTTATTGGGGTAGTTAAATGATTGTGTCCCCAATAATCTAACTGTGTAGATTCAGATTGAGCGCGAGTTCCAGTATATCCTGGATTTGGAGTAATACATACAATTACTGCATCTTCTTTATCATATAAAACTTTGTCTCCAACTGAGAAGTAATGTTTGTTAAAACCTGCAATTACTTCATAGGTTAGCTTGTTGGAAGTTCTTGCTATATGATTTGCAATATGTCGGTTTAGTTCATCAGTTCCAAAAGCTTTGTTGAATGGAATTAGAATCATATCCTCTGCTGGATCATATGATTTTGCATCTAGTGCAGTTGTGAAGAATTTGGCCGCAGTCATAAGAGCCAGCTCAGCAGATAGCTTCTTTTTCCATGGGTGGAGCTTTAGTTTTCCTTCTTCATACCATGAAGAGTACTCAGATGCAGGAATTTCTTTACCGGAGAGAATCCTGTGAGCTAATCTTATTATAGGAGATTCTAATGCTTGTCTGTATACTTCAGTTAGTTCTACAACAGGAAGGCATAACATCTTATGGCCCAGAATTGCAGAGCCAAATACTGGAGGTAACTGTTGAATATCTCCCAGAAATATATACTGTGGAGCAGAACTCTCTGCTGAAACTATTTGATTAAATAATTCAACTGACATCATAGAAGATTCTTCAACTGCAACTATACGGATGGATGAAGGAAGTTTTCTAATACAGTTTCTTGTAGCTTCAAAACACATTGTATTCTTTTCTTTTCCCTCATCATCTATAACAGTATAATAAACTGGTTGGTACTCTAAGAGTTTGTGAGTTGTAATACAGTTCTCTTTCATCCCAGTATTCATAACTCTACGGATGTTGGAAACTGCCCTGCGAGTAAATGCAGTAACTACAATTCCGGGCGCGCCAGAGGCAGGAAGATACTTGTGATCTTCTCCATCTAGTAATCCAGCCTTACCTGATTGAATTAAGGCTGATATAACTCCTTGCATGCAGGTTGTTTTACCTGTACCTGCTGCACCTAGAAGAATACAGGATTTACCTGCAAGAACTAGATTGATGAATTCTTGCTGCTTTGCATTGTATTGGATTAGATTTCCGTGTCGGTCGGTGTGAATACTAACTTGTTGAGTTACTTGTTGAACTTGGATTGAAGGTACTGAAGGTATGGTAGTTTCTATGGTTCTTGCTGCCCTCGCTTTAGCTAGTAAGTCAGCTAGTTTTGAAGGATCAAGTTTATATGCTGCGGCTGCCATTATAGTTTCTCCACATAAAATACAGTTAGGTGATATAAAAGTTAATCACATAACACACCTGATACTTTTATGTGTTATGTAGTAACTTTAGAGGTTATATTTCTTTACGTGAGATACAATTACATAGGATGGTAAATCAAACTCAGCTTTAGGTGATCTAAAGGAGAGTTTTACTTGAGCACATGGATTACGAGTAAGTGGACGAATGCATTTAAATATTACTTGGTATGTTTTACCTGAGTGAGTAATTGTACCTTGTTTTATATTAGCATCTAAGTATTGCGGAGTCCAGTATAGGAGATAGTATGAATCTAGTACATCCCTGTAGTTTTCTGGGAAGCTTGTAAACTCAGTTAGTAGATGCCTCAGTAAAGACTTATGTAGCCCGTATTTCTTATAGGCTGCAATACTTGAAGGAATATTGCAGGAAGTTTCACAAATCTGGGCCATCAGAGTCTCCTTTAATTTCTGAATTTTTCTGCTCCTGAGCTTTCTGGTATTCTATTCTCATCTCCCACTTCATCTTAGCTCGCAAGTATGCAAGTTTAGATGGATAACCAGATAGAACTGGAAAGGTATCTGGTGCGGATTCAATCATAATAAGAAGATTCGCCGCTTCTACATCAGAATCGCTATTTACTATCTTATATGGTGAATCTGAAAGAGTTATATCCCCTAAACCTAAATAGTTAATCTGTTTCTTTAGGCCAGATTTTAAAAGACTCATGAGAGAATGAGAGAATATTGAACCGTGAGTTATTTCTGTCTCACAGTATTCTATTAACTCATCTAAATCCGCACGAGGTATTGCAAATATAGCTTCATCTTTTACACACTTAACTATGATTGATTTCCAATAACGATTGAATGGTATTGATTCTCCAGTTTCAAGAGTTGTAAGAAATGTAGGAAAGTTTCCGGCAACTTCCGCCCAGTCTGCTAGAATGTTAGCATAGGATGCAATGGATTTAGATGGATTCTTAATCAGTTTCTCTAAGGCCGTTTCCCGGTTGATTAAAGCGCGTTCTATGTTATAGGTTCTGTACCCATCATGAAAATCTTGTATGCACTCCTCCCAAGCATGAATCCAGTTAGATATATTTGCTAAGTCCTTAGTATCTGGAGAAATTACAAATTGGGGAAGATTAAATCCTGGGTGCTTAATACAATTGATTCTTCCAACTGTAGATAAGAGTCTTTCCATGTTGTTTGCAACTATGGACGAAGTGAATGTAGTTCTGAATGCTGGAACTCTAAATTCTACTTTATCAGTAGAATGCAAGAGGGCAAGAAACAGAAGATATGAATCAGTTTCTGTAAGTTCTCCCGCTGCCCACTTTGAAGTAAATCCTAATAGTTTCTTTTGTGGTATATAGAATATTGGGTGAGCCATCTCTCTGGATGAGAGAGTTAAGGGGAAATGCTCTACCTTAAACTCTAACCCAGAGTATGCACATAAGATTGTAGCCATGATATAGATTCTCTCTTATACTTAATTAAGTGGTTGAGTCTTAGGTATTACCAGTTTCCATAATTAAAAGTGTTTTTAGGGCTTGAGCCTGTAATTCACGCTCTTTTAGCCTAGCAGCATCAGCAACATAAGTAGCATCAGCATCAGCAGCATAAGTAGCATCATAAGTAGCATCATAAGCAGCAGCAGCAGCAGCATAAGCAGTAGCAGTAGCAGCATTAGCAGCAGCATCAGCAGCAGCATCAGCAGCATCAACAGCAGCATCAACAGCAGCATCAACAGCATCAACAGCATAAGCAGCAGCATAAGCAGCATCAACAGCATAAGCAGCATCAACAGCATAAGCAGCAGCATAAGCAGCATCAACATTAGAGTAGTTATTAACTCTCTTTACGCAAGAGTTAATAAACTTCATCCACAGTTCTTTATTCTCAAACCATTCAGCCCTCATGCACCAGATTGTATCTTCTATTCCATTGGACTCAAGAATTGTAAGGTAGCTCACATGTTCGTCATCTGCTTCTGTTTTATTTAGGTGTGAAAGTAAGTTACTCCATCCAGATTTACAGGGCGAGAATGAACGAATTTTGTTTAACGTAGTATAGATTTCAGGCATGATATAGATTCTCCATAAAAATAAAGTAGGTGTAGCTAGTAGCTCATAGCAAGTCTTGCAATTTTGATTATGTTTATCTTTTTGACTTTAGCAGCAGCAGTAGCAGCATAAGCAGTAGCAGCATTAGCATTAGCAGCATTAGCAGCAGCATTAGCAGCAGCATAAGTAGCATAAGCAGCAGCATAAGCAGCAGCATCAGCAGCAGCATAAGCAGCAGCATCAGCAGCAGCATCAGCATTAGCAGCAGCAGTAGCAGCAGCAGTAGCAGCAGTAGCAGCATTAGCAGCAGCATAAGCAGCATCAGTAGCAGCATCAGTAGCAGCATCAGCAACATAAGCAGCAGCATAAGCAGCAGCATAAGCAGCAGCATTAGCAGCATTAGCAGCAGCATTAGCATCAGCATAAGCAGCATTAGCAGCATCCTTACTTCTATCTTTATAGGATAGCCAATTATCTGCCCAAGCCTTAAACTTATCTCTTTTATAAACTTCTAGGGAGCATAAAATCCCAAAGGCTATCCTATTTTCAATAGTAACACTTGGAATTTCCATTTCTTCTAGAAGAGTTTGAGCTTTAGAAGCACACTTTAATCCGTCAGTTACTACAATTGAAGGAATTGATATTTTAAACAGTCTTGGATTTTTTATATTTGCATGTATTGGATTTAGAATAATTGCAAGAACTGGATCTTTATAACAGTGCAATACTTGATTAGTACATAACTTTCTTCCAGGGACTCCAATAATTCTTTTTTCTTCCCCCAATTTCCAGAAGCAATTTTTATGAGAAGTCATATCTTGATTTAATAACTTATATGCAATTATTGCCACGATAATTTTATCTCCTTATAAGTATAGTTTGGTGTAAAATACATTTAAATCTACATATAAGATGAGAAGGGTAACACATTTAGCTTTATGTGTCAACCCCTCCCGAAGATACTAGATGCCTGCAAACTAAGTAGAAAGTGTGGTGTCTAGTTTTGCCCCGGCATTTTATCAACTGGCGGGTACGGAAATGGTTTATCTGGATAATCTCCCTGATACATGGGTTTATATGCTAATGTCATGATACACGCCTCCTAAGTTATTTAGCTGTTATATGATGTGAAGTTGAGTTATATGTATGAAACTTTCGCGGCTCAACCCCCAAAATTACTTTATGGATATATTCAAACTTATATCCTAGTTTTTTCGCCCACACACAAAAGGCATAAGTTCCCCAGCATTTGTGGAGTTTCTTTAATACTATTTCCAGTGTAGGCTCTGGGGTAAAAGCAGCTTCTAGTGCTTTTAAACTTTTAATGTTTTGTTCACTCATCTTAGACATGATAGATTCCTTTCAGTCTTTTGCGATGCAAGATTGCATCCATATAAAACCTAACACTCTAAGTCTTATATGAGGTAATCTCCTGAAGAAAATTTGTGATCCCTTTTATGAAACGATGAAATGAGATAACAATATTACTGGATAACAAGCAACACCTCCATGATTTTGCCCCTCTTTTTCGACCTCTTCCTGCTATATCTTATTTCTGTCTATAGCTTCTTACCTTATAGTAGTTCTTATGTGTTCTTAGGTGTTATATCTATATCAAAGTTCTATGGGTCTATATTAAGCCCACTAAAATATTTTAAACTAAAGTATACCCCTAATATAATATCCTATATACACTACTAGATAGTAGATAAGGTGTAGATATAAGGTGATAGATTAGTAGTAACCCAAAAAAAGGGGGGGGCAAAACCGGGGGCAAGCGTCTGTTATCCAGTAATATTGTTATCTCATTTCATGAAAGGGATCATATAGCCTATATATTAGATTCAATTCACAGATACACTATAGAATCTACAATGTATCTGCAAGTGAAACTACCAAAGATCAGAGGGCATCAAACAAATCAGAGTCATTTTTCTGTATACCTTCCAACCTTGTAATGAATTTAGCTGCTAGTGCATCTCCGGTAGGGGCCAATTTTAAGACATTACAGAGTTTAGATGCATGTTCTGCTGAGAATGTAGTTTTGCTTCCTGCCAGTGTAGCGATTTTATCCCGCACTACTGAAACCATTTGTTCAAGGCGTTTAACTTGTTCAGGTGTGGGGGTATCAGAAACACCGAGTTTATCAGCCAAACTCACTGTAAGAAGTTCAGCGATATTTTCCATAAACCAGGCCGATACTGATTCTTTAGTTAAACGATTGGAAGTTCCCTCCATGTCAAGATAGGAACAAATTGCAGAAGTGTTAAGTTCTTCTGTTGGAATCTCACTTGCCCCACTTTCGGCTTTGGTACGTACAATCTTATCCTGTACGCTTTCCAGATAAGAAGTAATGTGCGGCATAAGAATCTGAATATTGGCTGAGATTTCAGCGGTTGATAGCAATGGAATCGACGCCGCAATTGGTTTCCTTGCCACTTCACCTTTAGCTTTCATTTCCGCTGTCTGCTTCCACCAGCATGTCACTAACCTATTGTCAGATAGTGCAGCTGCTTTACCATCTTCATTATTTTGGATTGAGTGTGTAGATGAGATATTAGACATGATAGATTCCTTATAAATTAAAGTTAGATGTGAAAGTATGAAGCGATTACATGGCCTAGGAATGTTCCAGTAGTAACTATGGAAATTAAAAGTAAGATCATGGTAATAACTCCATTCAATATAGGGAACATTCCCATGCCTATATATAAGCAATACCTGTGCCAGACAGTTACCACCCCGTAACCCAATGCCAGCAGGGGGCGAAAATACAGGCATAGATAGAATATGCCGTAAAACGTCACAAATGGACGCAAATTGCGTCACCTGATAAATGTCAATCTGTGCAGTAGTATATCAGTAGATTCTAATTTTAGGTGGGGGTACAGGCCTTTTTACACCTGTTCCTAGTCCTAGTCCTAAGAAGCTTAAAAAATATTACTAAACTTTTTCAAAATCCCTACTGCTTATACTAACTTACAACTTATATAATACACCAAAATCTACTGAAAGAAGCATTAATATGGCAACTTCTACCTCTACCTCCACTGAGTCGCGGGCATTACAACTTTTAGGTTCAGGTGTAAATCCTGAAACTGTTGCCTCTGCTCTAGGAGTCTCAGTTTCTCGCATCTCTCAACTCATCTCTGATCCTGAGTTTTCCGCACAGGTTGCAGAACTTAGATTCACATCTCTACAAAAACACAATGTACGAGATAACTCATATGATGAAATTGAGGATGCACTCATAGAAAAATTGAAAGATCTCATGCCACTGATGATGCGGCCGATGGAAGTACTGAAGAGTATTCAGGTAATAAATGCAGCAAAGCGGCGCGGCCAATCTGCACCAGAATCTATCACCGCACAGCAAACTGTAGTAAACTTAGTAATGCCAACCATAATTACACAAACCTATGCAGTAACACAAAATATTCATAACCAAGTAATTAGAGCAGGAGATCAGGACTTACTCACTATCCAATCTTCATCACTCTTAAAACGAGTAGAAAGCGCAGGAAAACTAAATGAGTCTCATAGAGAAAAAGAAATTGGAAGAACTTAAAACATCCAGAAAGAGAGAACAACTAATTGCTGCTAATAAGGCGGCCGCGGCTTCTATACTTCTTGCAATACAACTACAGCTTTCCAGATCCTGTTCTTCCATAGAAAGAAAGCATTGAGATGATGTCTCTAGGTTTTACTCCTGAAGAAATTCAGAAAGCATCTACGTATCCTGAATCTGGCGCAGGGCAGGAACCTTCGGATTTGCCTACTACTCTACTTCCTCCAGGAGATTCTACTCCTCCAATGGATGTATCTGAGTCTGCGTTTAATTCATCCGAAGTACACACTCTTGCAAAGACATCTCTGGATTTCCTCGCCGCCCTTGCAATGCCACTAGTTTTTAAGTATCTATTTCCTACAGTATTTAAAGCTGTGTGGGAATGGTTACTTTTATATGTATCCAAGTCACGAGACTTTTCCCAGCTTGCTCTTGGTTTACCTCGTGGATTTGGTAAAACAATGTTGATGAAACTTTTCATCTTATACTGTATTCTATTTACATCTAAGAAATTTATTCTTATTATTTCAGAGACTGCACAAAAAGCAATTAATATTCTTGCAGATATAACAGATGCACTGGAAGAACCTAACATCAAACGTGTGTTTGGTGATTGGAAACTAGGAATTGAGACTGATACCCAGGCCCTAAAGAAATTTGGTTTCAGAGGTAGAAATATTATTCTTATGGCAGCAGGAGCTGGAACTGGTATTCGAGGCATTACCATTAAGAATGAGCGCCCAGATGTAATGCTATTTGATGACATACAATCTAGAGAGTGTGCAGAATCTCAAATCCAATCTGAAGCTTTAGAGTCCTGGATGGTAGGAACTGCTATGAAAGCTAAATCTCCTCATGGTTGCCTATTTCTATTTGTAGCAAATATGTATCCTACTAAATGGAGCATCTTACGTAAACTCAAAGCAAACCCTAACTGGATTAAATTTATTGCTGGTGGGATTCTGGCAGATGGTACTTCTCTCTGGGAAGATCTGCAACCTATATCCCAACTTATAAAAGAGTTTGAAAATGATTTAAGTATGGGTCACCCAGAAATCTTTTTCGCTGAAGTACTAAATGATGAAACTGCATCATCCAATAACTTCATAGATCTTTCAAAACTTCCAGTCTGCCCATTCCAAGAAGATGAAATCAGCGCGGGTAACTTTATCATCATAGATCCTGCAACTGATAAACCTGGGGCAGACGCTGTAAGTATTGGTTACTTTGAGATCCATAATACCCTCCCAGTAATGAAAGAACTTATAGAGGATCGCTTATCCCCCGGTGACACTATAAGAGAAGCTGTTACAATGGCGCTTAGACATAATTGTCGCCTAGTAGTAATTGAGTCCAATGCGTACCAGTACTCATTAAATTATTGGTTTAAGTTCATTGTAACTCAGATGGGTATTATAGGAATTGATGCAGTAGAGATATACTCAGGAGTTAAGTCTAAGAATTCGCGCATCTTAGAGATGTTTAAGGCACTTTTAGCGGGTGAGATTTATATTCATGAATCCTGCAAAGCTGCTTGTCACCTTCAGATTGCGCAGTTTAACCCCCTCAAACGAGATAACACAGATGGGCTTCTTGATCTACTTACATATGCACCTCGCGTTATAGAGTTATATGGAGAGTATGTAATGAGCATGGGAATCATTGAAGACCAGGAACTTTCTCAGATGAAAGTGCTAGAAAATAATTCAGTAATTTAAAAGGAACTTAAGATGCCAACTCCTTCAGACCCATCTAAACCTGAAGATACAAAAACTCTTCTAGAGGCTTTGGGAGCTATTACATCCTCAGGGGCCCCCCAGGCATTAAAACTTATGCAAATCTTAGATATAACTAAGACTTCAATTGACCCACAGACTGACTCGTTAATGAAACTTATTAATACCAAAGCACTCACAGATCTAAAAGATCTCACTAACCCAGATACTTCCTCAGATCCTACTGCAACTTCCACAGATACATCTTCAGTAGATCAATCCAATTCATTCTTAGGAAATTAAATCATGGCACAATCTAATACTCCAATGATACTTCCTAAAACTGCCCAGGAAGGAATTCTTACATTCTCCAAGCAATGCTATGGAATGTTAAACCAGCAGTGGAACATCCGAGAACAGATGCGGGCTGTAGATCTTGCATACATCAGAGAGAATGATTACGCCCAAGAACATACTCGTGCAAAGGTAGCCAATAAATATGGTGACCCATCTCGCTACCAAGATATTGTAGTTCCTGTTGTAATGCCAGCAGTAGAATCTGCTACAATGTATCAAACGTCTGTATTCCTTCAAGGTAATCCTATTTTCGGAGTTGTATCAGACTCTGCAAATGAAGACGCCGCTCTTCAGATGGAGTCAGTAATTGATGAAAACTCTGTACGAGGTGGTTGGAGCAGAGAACTAATGCTTTTTTTCAGAGATGGATTTAAGTACAATCTTGCATTTGTAGAAGTTGTTTGGGAACGCCAAGTTACTGCAGTGCTGGAAACTAATCTTGCGTTTTCTGCAACTCAGGGTAAGCCTAAAGAAACTACCTGGGAAGGTAACAGAGTTGTACGTTGGGATCCATATAATACTTTCTTTGATTCAAGAGTTGCTCCTGCTGAAATCTATAAGAAAGGTGAGTTCATTGGAAGAACTGAACTTATGTCTCGCATCCAACTTAAGCAGTTCATTCAAGAACTCCCAGATAAGATGGTAGATAACATCAAGGCGGCCTTTGAATCTGGTTTAGGTTCTTCATCCTCAGGATCTACTACTGGTATTGAATCATTCTACATTCCACAAATTAATCCTGAGGCAATGTTAAATCGTAATCCACGAGCATCTACTGACTGGATGGCGTGGGCAGGAATGCAATCTGGATCAGGTACTGGAGCTAAAATTGCGTATAAAAATATCTATGAAGTAACAACTCTGTATGGTAAGATTATTCCTTCAGATTTCAACTTACGAGTTCCCTCTCAGAATACTCCGCAGATCTGGAAGTTTGTAATTGTAAATCATCAAGTAATTATCTATGCAGAGCGTCAAACTAATGCGCATGGATACTTACCTGTTCTGGCTGCCCAGCCACTTGAGGATGGATTAAACTATCAAGCAAAGTCTCTTGCTCAGAATGTAAAACCAATCCAAGAACTTTCTACTGCTCTTATGACTGCATCAGTTGCAGCTCGTAGGCGCGCAATCTCTGACAGAGGGTTGTATGATCCTTCACGAGTTACAGAAGCCAATATCAATTCTGATAATCCTTCAGCTAAGATTCCAGTGCGCCCAGCAGCATATGGTAAACCTCTGAATGAAGCGTATTATCCAATCCCATTCCGAGATGACCAATCTCCGATTATAATGCAGGAACTTGCACAACTTCAAAACTTCTCCAATACAATTACTGGTAGAAATCCTGCACAGCAAGGACAGTTTGTAAAAGGTAATAAAACATTACATGAGTATCAAGATGTAATGGCCCATGCAAATGGTAGAGATCAGATGATCTCAATACTTCTAGAGGCACAAGTATTTACTCCGATGAAGGAAATATTAAAACTTAATATCTTTCAGTTCCAACAATCTGGAGATGTATATAATCGCTCCAAGAGTGCCTCAGTTTCAATCGATCCAAATGCATTACGTGCGGCTACTCTTGCATTTAAAGTGTCTGATGGACTATTACCTTCTGACAAACTTATTGGGGCAGATGCTCTCCAGACAGCTTTACAGGTAATTGGGTCTTCACCTCAGATATCTTCAGGTTATAATATTGGGCCTTTATTCTCGTATCTGATGAAAACACAAGGTGCACATATCTCAGAGTTTGAGAAGTCACCAGCACAACAGGCGTATGAGCAGGCAGTACAGCAATGGCAGCAAACAGTGATGGGAATGATGAAAGAAAATCCAGCAGTTACTTCTGCGCAGTTCCCACCACAACCAACTCCTCAACAGTATGGTTACACTCCAGGAGGAACTGTTGCGCAGAATCAAGGGCAGCAACAAGGGCCAGGAGTTGGAATGCCGGTAGAAGGACAACCACAAGTAAATGTAAAGGTTCGTTCACTGTAATACCCAAAATCCACAGGAATCTTATATCATGGCAATACTCCAACCTAATACATTCTCCTCATATAAACTTACTGAAGAGGAGGAACTCTCTGGAAATATTCTTACCTCTCTTCAAGTAATGGTGATACAAAACCAAATTGCACTCCTGGCAGAGCAGAAACTCGCATTGATATATGATCCATCAGAACCACAGTCATATGGAATCCAGATTGCCTTTCTATCTGGAAAACTGGAAATTCTTCAACAACTACTATCAAATTCAGTAGAAGCAAATGAAACAGTAGTATCTAACGCAGCATCCAACCAGTAGTATCTCACTTTAATCTTAGGAGTTTTATCCCATGGGCATTCTCGATATTTTTAAGCAAGCTGTAAATCCTGCACCTGCATCTGTACAGGCCACCAACCCTAATGTGAATCCTGGCATTGATCCAAACCTTCCTACTAACAACATGGGAACTCCAGGAAATATTCCACCGGCAGCAAATACTAATTCTGGTACCGCCTTCTCAGGTGTTACTGCTCCCAATGGTACAGTGCCTGCTACAAATGATGCAACTGCTGCCGCATCCCCACTCGATGAGTTTGCGAAGCTGTGGGACACTGACCCCAATGCAGCAAGTGGTGCAACCCCTTACTTTAATGTAAATATGGAAGCACTTAACAAAGCTGCCGCAGGACAAGACTTTACTTCTGGTATTACTCCAGAACATCTGGCAGCGATTGCAGGTGGCGGCGAAGGAGCAGTAAAAGCTTTCGCAGATGCAATTAATGCCTCCTCACGAGATGTATATGCAAGAAGTGCATTAGCTACTACTAAGATTGTAGAAAGTGCACTGGCAAAAGCAGAGACTAAATTCAACGCCTCTGTGCCAGGAATGATTAAACAGCACGGTCTCCAAGATGGTTTGAGGTCAGAAAATCCAGCATTCTCCCATCCAGCAGCACAACCTATTATTGGTGCGTTAGAAAAGCAACTTACGCAGAAGTATCCAAATGCTACTGCAAATGAGTTGCGTAACATGGCTACCCAATATCTTACATCCTTCTCTGCCGCAATTGGTACTCCCACTACAAATGCAGCAACTCATGCAAGCGGTGGAAGTAAACCTAGTGAGATGGACTGGACTACTTTTTTGTAAAACCTTTTAATTTAATTAGATTGGAGATTTAAAATGTTTGTGAAACCTATTGTGTATGATGGAAGTTTTCAGCGTAAGATGGGGCCAGGAGATGTACTTGCTCAAGGAGAAATCATTTCTGGCTCAGGCTTAGCAACTGCCGGTGCTGGAATTCTTACGGCTGCAATTATGTTGACTGGTATGTGTATTCGTACTGGTCCTACCGGTGCATACAATGATACTACGGATACTGCATCCAATATCATTGCTGCGTTGCAAGGCGGCCCTGCTGGATCTGCTCCTTCCCCGGGAGATACTTTCCGTTTCCGTCATCTGAACACTGTAGCTTATGTAATGACGCTGGTAGCAGGAACTGGTGTAACTCTGGGTACTGTGCCAGCAACTACACTCCAAGCATCTATGTGGAAAGAGTATCTTGTAACTCTTACCAATACCACTCCTACAACTACCGTAGCTGCTAATTTCACTACTGGCACCAAAGTTATCACCGGAATGACATTGGCGCAAACCAATGCAATTTCAATTGGTCAGTTGGTAACTGGTACTTCTGTTGGCGCAGCCTCTGTAGTTACTTCGATCCAACCTGGCATTGGCTGTAATGTATCCGTGAATTCCACCGGTACTGTTGTAGGTGGAGCAATTACTTTCAGCCCCACTGTACGGATTGACGCTATCACGATGGGTTAAGGTTACAAGATTTACTAGTAAAAACTTCTTAATTTATACAAAGGAATTAAATCATGTCTGTAGGAATCTTTAATAGTACCGCGCTTACTCAAGATCTGGCAAAGAAGTCATTTGCTGGAATGATTACGCGTTTGATGCCAAACGGTGCAGCTCCGCTATTTGCCATGACCTCCATGATCCCATCTGAAACTGCTCTTCAGATTGAGCATGGTTTCTTCACCAAAACCATGTTGTTTCCATCTCTCGTAATTGGGGCTGGTGGTCAAGTTGCTGGAGATAACATTCTCACGGTTGTGTCTACTGCGAATGTACTTCCTGGCATGATTATGCAGGAATCAGCAACCGGTGAAAACTTCATCATCAATACTGTTATTAACGCAACTCAAGTTTCTGTGAGTCGTGCAATTGGTACTGTAATTGCTGCTGCAATGACTGCTGCTGATGGCTGCTACCAAGTTGGTAATGCATACGAGGAAGCATCTTTGCGTCCAAACGCTCTCATTATCAATCCAGTTCGTGTTACTAACTTCACCCAAATCTTCCGTAATACTTGGGCAATTTCTGACACTGTCCGTTCCACCATGATGATTGCTGGAGATACTAACGTAGCTGAGAGTCGTCAAGACTGTGCAGCTTTTCATGCAGCGGATATTGAGAAGGCGCTGTTCTTTGGCCAGAAATCTCAAGGTACTCGTAATGGTCAACCTTTCCGTACCCTGGATGGTTTGATCAATATCATTGGTAACTTGTCTTATTATCCTGGCATTTACACCACAGCTAATATTACAACTGCTGGTGCAACTACTACTTACACCCAACTGGAAACTGCTCTGGATCCAGTGTTCAATCAAGCAACTGATCCACGAGTTGCTAACGAACGTGTATTGTTTACTGGTGGTGCGGGTAAACGAGTACTAACTGCTATTGGTCGTTTGAATGGTACGTATTTCTTGGCTGATGGCCAGACTTCTTATGGTCTGCAATTCAGTACCTTCAAAACTTCTCGTGGTACTTTCCGAGTGATCGAACATCCTCTGTTTAACTCCAATGCAACGTGGAGCAAGATGGCAGTTGCTGTTGACTTGAGTACTTTTTCTGTCGCATATCTTGGTGATCGCAAGACTCAGAATAAAGAGTTCAATGCGGATGCTGATGCCAATGATAACGGCATTGATGCAGTAGGTGGTACTCTTACTACGGAAATGACCACTGTAGTTAAGAACCCTCCAGCCAACGCAGTAATTTACAATCTTACTGCTGGCGCTGCAGGCTAATAACAAGTGGTTTAAGTTGGCAGATCTTTTAAAACTGCCACTTTCATCTCACAACTACAAGGAACTCAATCATGTCAACAACTCCTGTAGCAACTCAAGAAGTACCAGAAAAACTTGTTCATGTATTCAAAGGTAAGATGCCAAGTTTTAAATACATCTTCCTGAATGGTAAAGAGGCCTCATTCATTAATCATGAATTTACCACAGACATCCAATCTGAAATTGATGAACTTAATGCAGAGATTGCTTCACGTCACCCCCATATTTATGTACAGGAAGGAGAGGAAACTAAGAGTAGTACTATGGTTGATCCTCTTGAGACTGTGCGCACAAAAGCAGTTGCAGATTATATCGCAGCCCAGGAAGTAGCGAATAATAAAACCAATGACAGAGGAACTACTTCTCTGGAGAAGTTGAAAGTTGCTACATCTGCATCAGTAGTTGAAGGTTCTGCAGATTCAACTTCTGCTGCCTTGAAATAACTCGCCACATTTATACGGAAACTAAGAGATGACTGCCTTTACTGATTTGCTTGCAAATGTCTATACACTTACAAATAGACCAGATTTGGTTGCTGAAACCACACTTGCAATAAAGGCAGCCACTCTCAAACTGCATCGTTTGGATTACTTTGCAAAAGATTTATATGAGGTTGAACTAACATTTCCAACCTCTTCGTACTTTCAAACTCTTGTATATGCGTCTACAGTTCCACTGTTCAGAACTGCAAAGTACTTGAGAAAATATGATGCTGTAGGATTAACTGCTGGAAAAGAACTTAAAGCAGTTCCAATTGAAAAAGTGTTAGACTCCTATGGGATTGACAGGGTGGATGTATACTACCTAGCTGGAACTGCAATTCAGATTAGATCAAGCACTCAAGAACAGTACTTTCTGTTCGGATGCTACCTAAGTCCAAACGTGGATACTGTGAATTATGCATCCTGGATTTACAATGAGTACCCATATGCAATAGTTTACTCTGCTGCTTCCATTGTACTGAGCGCAATTCACCAAGATGAACTTGCAGCTAAGATGGATAAACTTGCTGCCGTAGAAATTGCAGAGATCATAGCAAGTAATCTTGAAACTATTGGATCTTAAGAGATAAGAGAGGACTATAAGTTATGTCTATTTGGAATCCTCCAGGAACTCCAACAGGAGCTACTGTATTTATGGCAGATACAAGTATTACAAGTTTTGCTGTAGGCACAGGAAGTAAAACATTTGTTACGCAACTAGGAGCTCAGTTTGTTCTTGGGCAATGGGTACTAATTACAAGTGCTGCAAATACAGCGAATTGGATGTATGGACAAGTTACAGTTGCTACTATAAATTCTCTGACTGTAAATGTAACAGTTGTTGGGGGTACTGGAACTCACATAGACTGGATAATTGCAATTGCTGGTGTGCAGGGAACTACTGGTGCTACTGGAGCTACGGGAGCTACTGGAGCTGCAGGTACTAATGGTACTAATGGCACTAATGGTACAAATGGTACTGGAATTACTCCTGATGCCGTTGGTTTCCATGCCACTGGAGGTACTACACCACATACATTAACAGTTGATGCTGATTTTACAGTATCGGCAAATACAACAGCATTAGCAGCTAAAGCGCTTCTAGCTGGTTCGGCAACGCAAGCATTTTCAATGTCCACAGCAGCGGCAGGAACAAATTCAACGCAAGGCGCTAGTACAGGATTTGTTTTTGGGATGCGCTCAAAAGTCATTTCCGCAACAAGAACTATGACAGACGCAAGCGGCTCAGTTGCTTATACGGGACTTGGTTTCAGACCCAGAAAAGTGACCGTTGTAGCCGGTGTTTACAACACGGAATCCCAGTGGATCGGTTTTTTCAATGCCACTGGATCAGCAGGGATGGCGCACATCCCATCCTATGGCTTTTACTTTCCAACCGCCGCTATCGACATTCGGAACCCCAGTGTTGCCGACGCGCAGCAGGCCACTCTTACTTCGCTGGATTCAGATGGGTTCACGCTTAATTGGACTAAGGCGGGATCTCCAACTGGTTCGGCCAATATTAATTTTTTCTGCGAGGAATAACGCATGACCCCTTGGAAACTATCGATAGACGGCTTAAGTGCAACTCGATATTTAGATGATGGTATTAGCATGGAATCCAGGATGATTGAATCGATACCTGAAGAGGAATTGGCTACAGCTATTCCTGCTGACCCTACTCTGAATCCACGAATATCTGAGATTAAGTCAGAACTTGCATCTTTAGATATTCGTAGGATCAGACCACTCGCAGAGGGAGATACTTCATACCTAGCTACACTTAATGCTCAGGTACTTGCATTACGTACGGAACTTGCAACCTTACTCGCAGGTGTTGCATGAAAATATTTACTGGGGTGTTTTTACTTTGTGCAACTTCTGTTCAGGCGGATGGAGTTATTTCAACACTTGCTTTTAGGAACGGAAACATTGTAACGACTGCTCCAGAATTTAATAACTCCACAGTAATAAAAAGTGGTATTAATGGGGCAATGGAATTATTTAGGAATGATATTGCAGACAATACTCCTAAGTCTGGGTCTGTAAGTGAGACTTTAATAGACGGCTCTAATGGTCAAGCTTACGCATCCTATGCAGTTAACGGGGTTGTTAGAAGTGTAGGAGATATAGGTACCTGGGGAGTACATGATATCACAGGTGGAAACTTTAGAGCCATCCTTGATAACAATGGATGGGCCGCCGCAGTTCATGCTGACTGTGTAATACGTGCAGTTGGTGGAACATGCGTAGGACTTAATATTGAGTTTCCTCAAACCACTCCAGGAAGTTTGGCTGTAGGTATTAATATCCAACCAGAAATTAATGCAAGAAATCTTGTAGGATTACAGTTTCAAAATCCTCTAACATATAAATACGGGATCATAGCCCAGAATATGAATTATATATTTGGCCAGGTTGACGCTGTCCCATTTGGCTTTAGATTTAATTCCATGACACAAAAGTTAGAGTTCTTCAGAGATATAGGACAGCCCGGAGAAGTTAGGAGGGGTTACATTAATATGAATTTTGAAGCCCCAGACTCCCAACTAAATAAATAATTGTATAACTGCATATTTATAATCTATAGGAAATCTTAAATGGCACAGATACCATTTCGAATTAATCTCTCTGCTCAAGGGTTTCCTTTAGTTTCAGAGCTTCAAGGTAGAACTGTAGTAATTCCTCAGCAGGATGAGACACAGAATCAACACTCACAATTAACTCAAGAATACGGAGACTCACTATCTCAACCTGCAGTATATTACATGCATAATGTAATTCCTACAGCTCAAGGTTTTGCATCTGTTGGGTATAATCAAATCTATACTGGATCACTTGCTACCCCAGAAAAACTCATAAATGTATTTCTTGTGCGTGGAAGTCTCAGGCAGATGGCATACCTAGGACAGTCTCAATATGGTAAATTATACCTGCTCAAAGATTTTACTACTGGGTGGGCATTAATCAGTTCTGTTGGATACCCCAACCCTACACTTAATGTAACTACTGCATTTGTAGGGGGTGTACAGTATGTATATCTAGGAAATATTGGATGCTATATCTTAGATATAAACGCATTTACATTTACTCTCCAAGCGCTTACTGGACTTACTGCTGTCTCAATTATTGGGATTGTCGCTTCTAATGGTTACCTTATAGCTTTTGGAGGCAGTACATTCTACTGGTGCAGCTCCATATCCTCCACGGACTTTACTCCGAGTCTTATAACTGGAGCAGGTGGCGGAGTAGTACAGAATCTTAAAGGAAATATTATAACTGTGTCTGCGCATAAATCAGGAGTTATGATCTATGGAGCACATAACACAATTGCCTGTATATACACAGCAAATATAAGATACCCTTTTACACTAAAGGAAGTTGTAGGTTCAGGTGGAGTTTCATCTTCTTCACTTATAGATAAAGATCCAGTGTCTGGAGACCACTATGCATATACTGAAGCAGGATTGCAATTGGTTACAGTTACAAATGCTAATACAGTATTTCCAGAGATAACTGATTTCCTCGGAGGAAATTACTTTGAAGATTTCAATGAAACTACTGGAGTCTTTACAGAAACTACAGTAGCTTACTCCATATCCAAAGCACTTGTTGTGGTTGCAGATAGGTATATCGTACTGTCTTATGGGATTGCTAGAACTGATCTTAGCTCGCCATTACCAGATTTATTTACTCATGCATTAATATTTGATACAGTGTTAAAACGTCTGGGAAAGTTAAAGATTACTCACTCTGCTGTTGTAGATTTTGAGTATCCTTATGGATCATCAAGCGTTTTGCTAGCTTCTGATGTTTCAAGAAGTTCCATGGCCTTTGTACAAGGTAATGGCTCAATCCAAATCGCTAACTTAAATACACTTGAAACCCAAACTACTTCTGCCGGAGTTTTAATCCTTGGAAAGTTTCAACTTGCGCGCCAAAATATCTGTGACCTTGAAGCTGTGTGCCTAGAGAATGTAGTACAAGGTGCAACATTTAACTGCCAGGATAGAAGAACTTTGGATGGGAAGAATGTAGTAGATACTACTGCAGGGTATCTTGCAGAGAGCACTGGATTATACAGGAGATATACTTTTAGATCCTCTGGGCTAAATCACTCGATAGTTTTTACGGGGGCCTTTAATCTTGTCTCAGTCGTATGTTACTTTGGACAGGGAGGTTATAGGTAATGAGCCAAACTAACACATTTGCAGCAAACCTGAATTTAATTCTGGGTGCAGCTCCTGCAAATGTAACTGACCCAGTAGTATACCAAGAACTCCTTACTATATACAATGCATTGCAGTCTCTCGCTATAGGTCTAGATTCCATCAATGATATCCCTGGAGTATACGATACAGCAGTAACCTATGGACAACTGACCTCACTTATAAATACTGGTGGAGTTAC